TACTTTAATCGTTACGCTATATTCTACGCCCTCGCAAAACTCGGTAACGCTTACTAACTCGGTTTGGTCGGTAGCGTTTACAAAAGTAATATCCGCTTGTCCGCCACCTACGTTCCATGTTTCTGCCCCGCTAATTACATTGTTATTCCACCCAATAGGTACGCAACCTATACATAACGGTTGCCCGTTAAAGTAAGGATTATAGACAAAGTATTGACCGCACGTATTAGCGCAATAGTCCGCTATTGCCAAACGGTAACAGCCCGCATTTAGCTCGTAATCATTTAACGCTATGGCAGCGGTTAGGTATTGATTGCTAGTTGTAATAACAGGGTCTAATACTTGAACAACGGCTAACGTTTCGGGGTCTACTAACCCAGCGAATAAACCGCCATTAGGTATAGGCTGTAAACTATCAATAGCAAACGAACCGTTAAAGGTGTTTATGGTATCGGTGTAAAAGTATAACGTAATATTTGCGCTTGTTAAATCGGTAGTGCTTAAATAAATCTCATGAGTACCCGGTGCGGTTATTATTACGCTATTACCGCCTAATAATTCTACGTAGAGCTTACCTGTTATATTATAAACACTAACCGTAAGCAACGCATTACCTACAACGTCAAAGCGTGCATAGTCTTGGCTATACGCGCCGTTCGTACCTAACGAGGTTATCGTAGAACCGCTTTTATTCCAGCTCGAAATAAAGTCGCTAACGTATTCGAACGAACCGCAAGCGCCCGCCTCGAGCTGCCAAAAAAGCTCGTCGTTAAAATCGGCTAACTGCGTAAACTCATTATTACAGCCCTCGCATGGTTCGGGTATCGTCGAGTTAAATAGTATAGGTTGGTTTGGTATCGAAGTATAGCTCATTGTAACAGCTTATTAGATTTTAATTCAAAGTCTGCATTTTTACGCATAACCGACTGTATGCTTATTGTTTTAATGTACGTAGGTATAACCGCTAACGGGTCAGCTTCGCGCCCTAGTAAAATAGGCTTTGATGTTTCGCTAGTTATGGCGTTTATTTCTGCCATCGTTAAAGGGCGGTTAAACTTATATAGGTAGGCTTGAACGCTATCTATATCAATAGGCTGCAATTCGCTTTCATCAAACGGCACACCGCTACCTGTAAAGTAAGTTGTTTTTACCCCTGCATTAAATGTATTAGCGGTTTGCAAAAACCTTTGTAGGCTTTCATATATCGGGCTACCCGTTGCGCGGGCTACGGCTGCATTAACTCTTACTTTATCGCCTTGATTACATACTATTGTATAGCTGGGTATTTCCGCCCAAATATCCGTTGTTGAAGCTGACGAAAAATTATATACATCTGATTGAATAAATAAATCGTCGCTATTATAATGCTCTATCCTTATTTCGCCTAAACGCCCCCAATTAACGGGGTCTATTGCATTATTAGCCGCGTCGCGCATACCCTCGAATATTATTCCAGCTCCAAATGTATAAACACCCGCAAAGGGTACATTATACGTATCTAAATTAAATAAGTTATTAGGGTCGCTCGTTTCGGCTAAATATATTGCAAAGTGTGAGGTATCGTCTAATATTGAAACCTTTGGCGGTATGGTACACCTAACTTGGTTAATTAATTGCTGAGGTGCTACGCCCGAAATAAAGTTTACAGTAAACGGCGTAAGTACCGTATTAAAGCCCTCTAAAAAACTACTTAACGTATTAGGGTATCCGCTTAACCAATTACTACTCATACGCTCGTTTGTGTATTCAGCATTATAAATAGTTTGTCCTAAACCGTAAGGGTCGCCAGCGTTAGCTACTAAACAATTAGGGTTTGAATTAAAGTCGTAATAGTTGCAATGTATAACAAAGTTATTTGTATCGTAGCCGTCGGCTGCAAACGCTATAACGTCCTCGATAGTATTAGCATCGAATATAATGCTATTCGTTTCGAGGTTTAAAATATTGCTTGTATTACATTCGCCCGTAAACCCAAACGTTTCATTTCTAAAACCTCTAAACGGCGTTTGTGCAAAGGTACACGCCGTAGCCCCGCCGTTACAATCTTGCTGCTCTAATACTTGCTCATTGCCAAACGTAACAGCCTGATATAAACGCGCCGTATCAAACTTCATTTCTATTTCGGGCTGGTCGTTTAAATTAGCTGATGGCGAATTTTGATAAAAATAACTTATAGGTTCTATGCGTAATAACGGTCTACCGTTAGTCTGTTTTTCAAAACCTAACCCGAGCTGTAATTTACTACGCATTGCGTTATAAAGCTGCTCGAAGTTTGCCGTCATTTCTAAAATAGTGCGCGTGCGTAAGCATTTGCCTAATGTATAAGCTGGTACGTTGTTATCGGGGTTTACGTATTTAAAATAATTACTTTCAAAATCTATAAGCCCATCGCTCATGCACGCTACCAAATGTTTAAACACATCGTAAACAGGGTAGCCGTAAGCGCATAGCGGTTCGTATATTCCCGTGCTGGGTAAAAATACTTCTAAACGTCGAAGCGTAGGCGGTGTAATAGTAACACCGTTTTTACTTTGTGTTAGCGATAGCGAAAACGGTATAGCCTTATTATTATTTATTTTAGTGCTAAATGTTTCGTCGTATAGCTTGGTCTTTACTTGACAACGGTCGAGCATAAACGTACACTCGGTTACAATTATATAACCGTCTACGAGCTTTTGCCATGTACCGCTATTGCATAGGTATTGAACGTTTACACGTACTAATTCACAATAGCCAGAGGTTGCTAATTTATTTACAAGGTAACTATAAACATCGCCGCCAAACGTTAGCTCATTTTCAAAGCTAACTATACGCGCCCCTATGGTATCGTCTTCGTTTATCTGTATCGAAAAATCCTCGGGGTTTAAAGGTTGCCCCCTATCAATACCGTCAATTATAAATTGTAAACTTACTGCCATGTGTAACGGTTATCCGAAGCGTTAATATTTATAACGGTGTTTTGGCGCTTTAAATCTTTACGCATACCCTTTAGTTCGCGCTCCATACTTTTAGAATTTAACGAAGCATTAAGCGTTAAGCCGCGTTCTTTTTTACTAAGGTAATAATTAATAGCTGGGCGTACATAACGTTCGTCTATAAGCCGCCTAAACGCCTCGCTACTTGTATTGATAGCGTCCAGCTCGCGGCGGTGCTTCATGCTTTGACCTCGGTTAATAATATACTCGTCGCGTTCAGCTTCGATTAACGTACCGCCCCCGCTATGCAAGCGCCCACCGATTAAACCGCCTCGTGCGTATTTAGGTATAGGCTGCGAGGCAATAGTAGCAATTTGTAACGCCCCCGTAGCGGCTGCAAGGGCTACTAAAACAGGGTTATTAGATACTTTAGCAATAGCCGCCGCCGTGCTTATAATCGCGTTAAACAAAGCTAATTGCTTGTCTAACATAGCTTGTTTAGTTTTCTCTTTTGCTATCGCCCTTTCGGTTTTTAGCTTTAACGTTTCACGCTGGCGTTCTTTAGTTATCTCGCTGTTTTGGCTATCGTTAATAGCCTTTAGTTCTAATTCAGAGCTTTGATTAATTGCGTTTATACGTTGCTCGCTTATTTGGTTAACTAGGTTTACGTAAGCACTAAACGCCCCTGCGGTAGCTTGAGCTACTTCTTCTACTTGTGCTATTTGTTCGTCGCGTGTTTTCTTTCTTTCCTCACGTATCACGTTTTGCGTTTCGGCATCTATTAACTTTAGCTTAGCGTCTAGTTCCTCTTTGTCTTTAATGGTATCGGTAGCCTCTTTTTTACGCCGCGCCGCTTCGATATTAATAAGCTCCAAACGGCGGTCTAATGTGCTGCCCTCTATAAGCTCTAAAGCCTTTAAATTATCTACGCGGGTGTTATACTCGCTTTGCGCTAACTGTTTATTTAAATCAGCTATTTGCGTGTTATAGCGCGTTGTTATTTCTACTTTGTCTTTACCGAGCGCTTCGGCGTTTGCTAGTTCAATATCGCGCTGGGTTTGTAGGGCTAATATTTGTTCTTCGGTTGTAGCGTTAGCCGCCGCTTTAGTAGCTTCGATTTGTTTAGCTACGCTGGCTTCTAAATCTTTTTTCTCAAGCTCCTTAATGCGTTTATCTCTATCGGATATTAGTTGGTCTATGGCGTCGTTCTTTTCTTTTTCAGCTCGCAATGCTTCAACCGTTCCCGCCTTAAAACGCGCCTCGGTAAATGTTTTCTCAAGGTCTAAAATCTTTTCATTTGTTTCGGCACGTACCTTTTGTTGTTCGGTTAGCTGGGTAACGAAAGCCTCGTTTTCGATTTGCGCTAAACGCTCGCGGGCTTTCTTCGCGTCTTCTTCGGCTTTCTTCGCCGCGTCCGATGCTTTGTCGGCACGCTCTTTATTTGCCGCGTTAGCGTTATCGGTACGCTCCTTTTCAATTTCTTTTAGCTTTAAGGTATAACCGTCGTTTGTTGACTCTAATTCGGCTAACCGTAGTTCGGCTTCGGCTACGGCTTTGTCGCCCTCTTTAGCCGTTGCTTCGGGGTCAAAAACAAAGTTAGCGGCAAAGGTTGTAACGCCCTCGTTTAACTTACTTATTTGCTCGTTTAACGTCGTTCCTATTTTCTCCAAACCTAGCTTTTCTGCGAACTGGTCATATATTAAAATTGCGGCATCAATACCCGCAGCCGAAACCCTAAACGCTATTGTTATTAATTCAATACCTACTCTACCTATACCCTGCAATACTTCAAATGCTAATTTAGAGTTTTCGACTTGCTGCTTTCGTACAGTCTTAGCGTTTTCAATATCAATTTTAGTTTGCTGTATCGACTGCTGTATTTTAAGTTGCTTTAACTTAATTATATCCTCTTCGGTTTTACCTTGTAGCTTTAACGCGTTTTCCTGTAACTCTAATAGCTTTAGTTCGTCATCTAGGCGTTGTAAGTTATTTTTAGTTGTTTCGTTTAGCTTTTCCTGTTCAGCGCTTACGCCCGTTATTAAGCCTTTAATATCGTCCCAGTAAGCAACGACCGCCCCGAGCGCTACCAATAACGCGCCTACACCCGTAGCGGCTAGGGCTACCTTTAAGCCTTTTAACGCGCCGCTAGTTAAGGCAACCGCCCCAGCGTAAACCCTTTGTGCTATTGTTAACGCTACGGTCTTTAGCTTGCTTTCTTCAAGTAATAAATTACTTATTTGCTGCAAACCGTTAGCGACCGCCATAGCGCCCTGAACCTTTAACAAGCTCTTTTGTAGGTCTTCATTTTCAGCTCCAAACAACGCCGCCGTACCTTGCACAACCTCGAACCCAGCGGCTAAACCTTGTACCGCTTGTAAGCCTGCATCGAATTTTAATGTATCGCTCGCGAGGTTACTAATACGTGCGCGGGTATCACCTATTTGGTCTTCGAGCCTCGCGCTTTCAGCTACTAAATTTCTAAACCTATCGCTAGTTACGTCGCCCGCTTCTTCGAGGGCTAGTATTTCATTTTTTAAACCGCGTAAGGTTCGAGTTAATGGTTCGGCTTTTTTGGTTACTTGTTCAATAGCCGTTGCATTTTGTTTTAACGCGTTGCTTATTTCGCCACCGCTAAACGCAGCCGCCGAAGTTTTGGCAGCGCCTTGAAAGGTCGTAGCTACAACCTTAGCCGTTTTAATAGCGCCCTTTTCTATTTCGCTATTCGCCTCGTTAATCTTATTAATTTCGGCGGTAAGGTCTGCAACCTCGGCGCGGTACTTAATTACTATTTCTGCCATCGCGGTTTTGCTTATAAAACATTTCAAATTTAAGTAAAAAAAGCTCGACCTCGCTTGCCATTAATTCCTTAAATTCTAAAACGTTGTTACCCGCAACGTGCATGACTTGTTCCCTTAAACTATCTTGCGCTTTCTTTGCCCGTCTTCCCGGTGAGTAGTCAGTAGGGCTAGAGCCTCGTTGAGCTTTTGTATTTGGGTTAGGTTGTATTCCCATAATACCGTTAAGTCTTGCGGCGAAATACTTAGTAAGGGTTTGAGTGCTGGTATATCCAATTTGGTAAAAAAAGCGTGCGACCCCTCCCCTGCCATCGCTTCAAATACTTCTAGTTTCTTTTTATGTATATCGGGGTTTATAATAGACGGGTTTTCGTCCGAGCGTACTACCCAAGTTGCGGCTATGTTTAATAATAGGTCGCGGTGTACTATCGTATTTTGGCGCTCCCTTATTATGTGTATGTAGGTAGCCATAACAGCCGCGTTCTTCGGGTTGCTTAACCCAGCGCCTAAAGCCTTTTCCATTTCCGTAAGTATCTGCTCCATTTCCGAACCCGATAAACCCGAGCTTAAACGCTCGAGTAAACCCATGCTCATAGCAAAGCGTTCTAACGGTAGGCTCGTTTCTTTCGGGAAGCGGTAATAAGTGTACCCTTCACGTTCAAATAATTGTACTAGGTTGTATTTAGGTAGCTCGGGGTTTCTATTGCGCCATAACATTAATCGCAGTCGACCGCCTAATCTTTTGAATAATTGCATCTAGTGTGTCTGTTAGTTCTATTTGTGCGCCGCTAATCATTTGCATAACGGTCGTTTCTTCAGCTTCGAATATGTAACTTATATCCGTTACGTTAATTATTATATCGGTTTCGCCTGCGTCGGTTTCGGTTATCTCGCGTAGTGTTTCGTCGTCCGTATCTAAACCGCGTTTAGCTTTTGCCGTACAAACGATAAACCCTAACATAGCCTTTAAGTCCAATAGCCGTTGGGGCATTCTTCGTCTTTAACGCGGGTTTTAGCTGGGAGAAAACAGCCGCACAGCTTACAGGTGTCTAGCCCTTTATGTCTATACTCGCATACCTGACAAACGGGGTAGCGTGTTTCGCTTAATGCGTTTGCCTCTTTGTTACTTGTTAGGTACAAATAAAAACCTTTGAATATTGATATTATCCGCCGCATTGAATACAGTCTAATAGGTTGATAGTGCCACCCGCTTCGGCATCGCTGTTTATGACAGCAAAGGTTATACAGGCGTAATCGTTTTCGCATATCGTAAAGTTATCGCAGCCTTGCAGCCGTATAGTATAGCCTTGCCCGTTATCTATCTTTGCGTTTTGAATACCTAGCAAACCGTCGCCGTCCGAAGTAGTTTCAAAGGTTTGTACGCGGTTTGTAGCGTTATGCGTAACCGTAACTGTATAGTTAGTGTTAGGTGTAACGTATCCGAAAAATATACCCGCCGCGCAACCGTCTACGGTTATACCACTATCGAAACAAGTGCTGCATACGCTCATATATAACGCTTTAAAATTGCATTCACAAAGTAACGAAAACAATCTAAATAATCGGCGCGCTCGGTTAAGTTTTTACGGTTTGCTTTTATTATTTGACCCTCCGCGTTACATTGCACTTGCTTAGCATCGAATACAAACCCCTTGCACGTTTTGCTATTAACCTTTATATCTAGCTTACGTAGCGCTGCGTTACAGTCAATACGGCTATTAACGTGGCGCGGGTTAGCGGGTATTATTATTTGGTTATCGGCTAACTTTAAACGCCGTTTAATTTGAATATAGGCGCTCGAGTTGTCGCGTTCCTGAATAGTACCGCCCTTGCCCATTGCATCGCCTGTAATACGTAATAAGCCCGTAGGTATGTTAAGCGCTTCGACCGCATCGCAAAACGCATCTATTGACCCGCGCTCTATCTTTATTTCGTCCACTACCCTAGCCGCACTACCTACGTTTTGAATTATCAAAGCGCATAAAGGGTTAATGTTAAAGTCCACACTAATAAAGGTCGGTAGGTGCGGGTTATGTGTTACGCTATCGTCAATATGTTTTGCATCGTCCCAAGCGTATAAGAAAGGGTTAGCAACGTCATCGAGTACGTCCCAATCGCCCTCGACGAAACGGGCGTACTGAATAGGCGGTAATTCCTTTAAGCTCTCTAGATATTCGGGTGCGATGTGCGGGTTATCCGTTATGCGGCTCGGTATGTAAGCCCAGCGTTCGGGTAGGGTGTTTTCCCGGTAACGATTGTATATAATCGACTTAACCCAATTTTGCGCTGGGTTACACGTAGCAAGGCAAACGATAGGCGGCTTACCGTGTGCTTTATTCCAGCTACCTATACGCTCTTGTACTTTGTAAAACGTTACCTCTTGCAGTTCGTTTACTTCGTCCAAGCCAGCGCCGTTTATTTCCAAACCCCTAAAGCGGTTTAGGTCTTTATCTTCGTCGAAACTTTCAGCCATAAAGATAAGCTCCGAGCCGTTGGTAAAAGTTATAACGTTTGTTTCTCTATTCCAATTTTTAACGTAGTTACTTACGCCGTCCATCATTATAGAGGCAAAGCTCGGGAACGTGGTGCGTTTTAAATCGGGTAGGCTTTTACGAATAACTGCCCACCTCGAGCGCGGGTAAGTTAAACAAAGCGATGTTAGGGTTAATAATAGCCAATACGTCTTACCGCCACGTATTGCCCCGCCGAAAACTATAACGCGTTTACTACCGTCTACGGCGTAATCGTACGCGGTCGTTTGTGTTTCGGTTAGGGTAAACTTCATTAATCGTTTTCGTCGTCGGTAAAGCCTTTAGTCGTTACGTAAATAGCAAAGGCAAACCCTAATAGTATCGCTGCCATTAATAACGCTACTCCCATTGTTTTAAGCATCTTTATCTTTTGTTTCGGTTCGCACAATAACGAGCGGCTCGGTCGTTGTTATTTGGCTCTCTCCGTTATTCGACCATAAACCGCGCTGCCTATTCGCTAACCAATGTTTAGCCGCTGCGGTGTCGGATGGTAGCTGTTTACGTAGCTTTACAATATCGCCGTCCTTTGTTACCGCCTCTTCTACAATCGTAACGCCTAACGCACGCTCATACATCGAACGCGCTACTTTAGCGTCGGCGTCCTCTTTTCCACGCGTTAATGACTCTAAAAATGTGGGCTGGTCTTTTTTCCAATTATTAAACGTTGCCTCGCATATATCAAACGCCGCCGCCATTTGCACGTCGTTAAGTCCTAATAGCGCAAGGTTAAACGCGCGTTCGTCGTATTCGGGTTTATAATCGGTAGGGCGTCCTAACTTCTTTTTCATCGCTTACCTCGCTTTTGTTTATACTTTTCAGCTTCGGCGTATGCTATTGCGGCGGCTTGTTGCGGGGTGTAACCCTCGTCGATTAGCTTACGGATATTCATTTGTATAACGGCGTCGCTATCGCCCTGAAATAGTGGCATAATTACAAATTTACAAAATTATAGTTTATAACTATCAATGCGTTTTTTTACCATATCTATAAACCGTTCAATCATAGCGGCGTAGTATAGGTTAAACTCCTTATACCCTTCGGGGCTTTGCTCGAATAAAACGTATAGGGCGGCGCGTAGGCGCTGGCTTGGTGTCTTGCTTCCAAGCTCTGCGGCATCGAGCTTTAGGTTATTTAATAGCGCTTCGTCGTTATAGTTAAACTGTTCGCCCTTAAACGCCATAACGCCTATGCCGTTAGCCCATAGGTTTAACAGCTCGCTCATTTGTGAGGGCGTTAGCTCCTGCGTACCGATTATTACTTTAATGGTCTTATCGCGGCGGGTTGCTACGCTTTCAATCGCGCACGGTATGGTTAATAGGTTGCTCATAACGCCGCCTCGGTTTCGGTGTAGTATTCTTCGCCCGCGCTAGTGTGTGGGCTTGCTGGGTTAAATCCTAACGCCTCGTATGTAGCTCCCTCGTTAAAGGTGTCTATTATTAGGCTGCGTTCAATTTTAACGGCTGCTAAATATAGGTCGTATGTAAACGGCTGGCGCTTGTTTACTATTTGGTCGTAAAGGTAGTTTGTAACGGGGTGTAAGTTGTTAGCATCCATAATTAGGTTCGTGTTGTTTCTGTTTATAGTCGTGTTTCAGTTTATCGAGGTAGGCGCGTACTATACCTACTATTTGCTCGCGGTGCGTGTCGGGTACGCGAAAGCATACGGTCGAAGTAGTTGAGCCGTACTTTTTTTTCGCCCCTGCGTTTGGGCGTTTGCCGCCCCTGTTTTCTTTTTTTATTGTTTCCACGGGTGCAAATATACGTTAATTGATTTTGTTTTGCAATTTTACCCCGTGTTTTTTTAACAGCTTTAACCACTCAAACGCACGGCTTAAATACATTCTGTAAGCTATCGAGCCTTTAGGTGCGGTCGTTAATTGCGCTGAATAGCTGCGATGCGTTTTTAAAGTATCAGTATAGTACGTTACGCCCTCTTTAAACTCTGTTTGTTCGGGTTCGTAATTAACCATGTAATCTAGTATGCGTTGTTCGTTTGTCATTATGCGAAAGTTTATAGCGGCTATAAGAGAGTTATAAGCAAGCTGCTACATTCGTTTTTCAAAGACAGTTTCGTGATTGAAAAAATAAAAAATAGCCAGCCCGCTTTTGCTTTTTCAAAGCAATTAGGTTTTTGATATTCTATACCAATCATCCCAAGTTTTATTATTGTCAGATAAATCATTATCATCACACCAAATAGCAAAATCAATAGCCGCTTTTTTGATTTCTTCTTTTTGCTTTTCTATCAACTTCTTTTCAATAATCCGAGTTAAAATTCTTTCAATAGCTAATCCTTGTGAATAGAATTTTTTGGCACTTTCTGAAAGAACTTTTTGTTCCCCGAAATTATCCCAAACTAAATCTTTGCTATTATTGTAGCAAAACTCATTATAATTTTCGAGCCAATCAATAAACTTTTCTAATTCTGTTTTCATATTACGAATGCTTATTAAATCTTTCTTCAAAGTAATCATCAAAATCAGACCAAGACCTTACGTGAACATAAGCCCTGTTGTCGTGTGCTTTAATTGCAGCATCCCAAGTGTCTTGATGCTCTATCTTTTCATCTTTAAGTAACAATTCGGCTTTATGTTTTACATTTTGAAAGGGGATGACCCAATCCCCACCGTTTGTTTGTTCATCTCTAATTAAATCGTCTATTTGTTTAATTAGTTTCTGCAATGTTGTTTCCATTTTTTATGTTGTTTAATTGTTCGTATTCTTTAATTCTGCTTAACCAATAATTTGCTCTTGACATATCCCCCATATCCCTATTGAAGAAATATCTTCTATACAAATCACTTAATTTATGGTCTATTTCATTTTCTATGTTGTTTCTATTTTTTTTTGCCATCGCTTTATTTTTTATTTTTCTGTTTCGTTTTCAAAATTAAGTTTCTCGGTTGATAATACGCAGCCAGCTTATAACAGCACCTATGCGCCATTAAAACGAGCGCATAGCTGCATTCCGTTAGCAGTAATGCCAGCCGACCCGGAAGCCGACTGACAAACCACCATAATTTTAGTACCTAAGATTAACCTTTTCACGCCTGCGATAGTTGTATATTTCCTCAATTAATGAAATATATTGATAATTATTTACACAATCAATTAAAGCAGTAGGTTGTAGTTTCAATCTTTGTAAAAATTCAGTAAATTCAAAATTTGGATTTTTTAATAATTGAACCATTGCAACAATAAAAGTTTTTCTTTTGATGCCTTCATAATATGGTGATATAAGAAGAATTTTATCTGCAATAGAACACGCATTATCATAATCCAATATTTTAAATTCACCTGAAAAAAATGTTGATGCATTACTTGCTCTTTTACCACTACCTTGCTGTACTCCGGTTAATAACATTTGGCATTCACTATGACCGAAATCATAAGTTTCTTTAAATTGCCTATATTTTAAATATTCATTGTAACCAAGTTTGCAATAGCCTTCAAGATAGTCATCTGAATTCCAAGTTTTTGAATTTTGATTTAAAATTTGTACTTCCGGCAATCCGTAGTTTTCACAAATAATGTAATGCAATGGCAGTCCAAGTACTCTGATAACTTCAAAGCGGTGCTGTCCATCAATGATTTCATAGTTTTCATTTACCAAAATTGTGGTAAATAAATACTTTTCAGACATTGACTTTCGCAGTCGGTTAAGGTGCAAAAGGTTTAAGTTTCTGTTGCCTTCTATTGGTTTAAATAGAAAGTAATCGGTTGTTGTGTGAACTTGGTTACTGTGCTTCACCATTGGTTCTACTTTGCAATTTTTCATTTGATTTTATCGGGTTTTATAACTCCTCCCAGAAGTTTTGTTTTAATTCGAGAAATGGCACTACTGCTAACACGGGTTTGGCAAAAAAGCCGTTTTGTTCTTCATTTGACATATTGTTCTAATTTTTAAGTTTTGTACTTCGATTTAACTTTTCGTTTCGGCTTCTTCGCCAAGCCCGATACCGTTAGCGGCAATTTAAAAAGGGCTACCGTTAAATTCATAATTAGGGGCTAAAGGCAAAAACGTACTACCTTGCTCGCTTGCTGCGTCGGTAAATATTGTAAGCGTTTCGTTATGTTTAAACCGTACCTCACCCGTCGCGCCTTGTCGGTGTTTCTCGAATAGGTAAAAAACGTCGTTAGTGTATTCTATCCCGTTTTCGCTTAACCCATAATAAGCGGGTCGCCAAATAAATATTACCGTGTCGGCGTCTTGCTCAATAGAGCCGCTTTCGCGTAAGTCGGATAATATAGGCTTTTTATCTGCGCGTTGCTCGACTTGTCGGCTTAATTGTGCTAGGGCTATAATAGGTATGTTTAGTTCCTTTTGCGCGGCTTTTAGGGTGCGGCTTATTTCCGCTACTTCTAATTCGCGCGAGCCGCCTTTAAAGCCCTCGATAGTCATTAGCTGTAAATAATCTATTATAGCCCACTTACAGCGGTTTTTACGTACCTCGCGCCGCATTACCCTTACCGCCTCGTGAACGCCGCAACGTGCTTTGTCGTAAATCAAAATCGGTAATTGTTCAACCGCCCCTATGCTACGCTCAAACTCGTATAGCTCGGGTTGCGTTAGGTTACCGTCGCGTAAACGTGCGCTGCTAATTTTGTCGTTTGCGTGCTGCAATATTAAGCGCTGGCAAAGCTGCGACTTATTCATTTCGAGATTAAAGTAAATACCGGGTTCGCCAAACTCGACGGCGTGATAAAGCGCTAACGCTGTTTTACCCATCGACGGGCGACCCGCTAAAATTATAAGCTCGGGGTGAAAGCCGCCTGTAAACTTGTTTAATGCCTTTAAGCCCGTGTTTAAGCCGCTTGTTTTGCCCGAAAGGTGTAAGGCGCTACGGCGGTAATAGGCGTCGCGTTCATCCGATGCAAGCGCCATAGCTTCGATTATGCTATCTTTTGGGCTGCCGTCTTCGAGCAGGCTGTTTAGTTTTTTAATTATTTCGGTTGCGGTTGTAGCGCCGCCCCGCGGCTCGGATAGCCCTAAAGCGTTTTGAGCCATTATAGAGGTTATAGAGCGTTTAATATGCTCGTCTTTAAGTAGCGCTATGTAATCGTTTATAGGTTCGTTATACCATAGGTCAGAACCCCACGCGCTAATTTTGGCTACTTCGGCGGCTGTAATCGTTTTATCGGCACGCCCGTATTGATTAAGGGTAACTGGGTTCGGTTTAATGTTATCGCTCATAATTGCCTTAATGAGCTTATAGGCGCGTAGGGCTAAATCGTCGGTAAACAATACCTCGGTAAGCTGTGGTATTATCTCCTTGTAATGCTCGTCGGGCGACAGGCAAAGGTTTATAAGTGCTTGTTCTACTTTAGGTAGTGAGTTCATTTTTTTGCAGTTGTTCGGATGCTGCGCCCCGTTTTGTTATTAGTCGCGTGTTATATAATCAACGAATTTAAACGCCTGTGAAATATTGTCGTGAAACGTACCAGCGAAATAATCGCTATAGATATCGTCTTTAAGGTTAGCGCGTTTTGTGTAAAAGTTAGTAGCGTAATCTGAACTGCCATTTTTTGCGAAGCTAACCACGTAACCTTTGTAAAGGTATGTATAAAACATACCATCCATTTTAGGCTCTTGCCCTGTTACTTTGTTCGCTTTTTTGATTGTGTTAGTTAAAGTTGCCATTGTGTAAGTGTTTAAGAGTTTGATGCAGCAAATATATAACCTTATTTTGTTTTTGCAAACTTTTTCTAAAAATAATTAAAGTTTTTTTTGCCTACTCCATTTTGACCCCCTGAGAGGCGCGGGTAAAGGTTTTAGTTTCTAAAGGTTTCGATGTGTTTAAATCGCGTTTTTGCCACGTTGCTAAACGCCGACCTGTGTCCCAAGCGTCTTGAGCCGTTACCCGTATTTTACCGTTTGCTAACGGCTCGCTCCAATAATTAAAAAAGTCGTTTAAAAGCGTTTTAGGGTATTTATCCGCATACGGTCGCATAGCTTCGACTAATTCAGCTTTACCCCACTTTTTAAAATTCGCGTTAGCGTTATCTTTATTTTTCTCTTTATCCTTATCCTTATCCTTATCCTTATCT